ATGGCGCTAGGCGTAGGGGTGTATAATGGCAACAATAAATTGGCCTAGTAGTTTACCTAGCCCTTTATTAGACGGGTATAGAAAAGAAATAGTGGATTCCGTTTTAAGACAAAGTCCTGATAGTGGTCCCCCTATAGCAAGAAGGAGGTTTACTTCTGGAGGAGAGACAATAGTATTTAATATTATAATAGATCAAACTCAATTAAATACTTTAGAATCTTTTTATTATAATACTACTAATTATGGAGTAGAATTATTTAATTTTAATGATCCATTAACAAATACAATTAAAGAATGTCAATTTACCGCACCACCTAGTTACGAAGTAATTAGCCAAAAATTAATAAGAGCTACTATACAGGTAAGAGCTAGATGACTAGAGTTATAGATGCAAATAGATTATCAGACTTATTATCAAGTACTCCGAATGATGTGCTATTGCAAACGGCTGTTTATAATGACAATAATGGAAACTTATATAGATTTATTAATAACTTAGAAGATGTAATTATAGGGACAGATACATATAAGGCACTTCCTTTTAATATAACGTTTCCTCAAGAAAGTTATAATAATTATACAAATAAGGCATCATTAACTTTTGATAATATTTCGCAAGACTTAACAACTTATTTAAGACAAAACGCTAGAGGAGCTAGAATAGATATTGGGATTGTTGCAAAAGACAGCGCTAATAACTATACTTTTATATATGGTCCTATATCTTTTGACGTGCTTAATATATCTTATAGATTAAGCGTTTTATCTATAGAACTAGGATTTAGAGCATTAAATATAAATGCCGCGTTTATAAGACATAAGTTGGACACTACCATTGCACCTGGAATTTGGCTAGATAACAAATTATGATGACAAAAGATGAATGGTTAAATAAAGCATATATAACACCTTATAAAGAAAATATGGATATATTAGGCAAAGGTTTTGACTGTTATGGCCTTATAAAAAATTATTATAAAAATATTTTTGGAATAAAACTAACAAACAATTTTTATGAAATTAAAAAATACTTTGTAAAAAAGTTTGCCCCACAAAATAATGGAGATATACTAATACTTCATGGAGAACCTGTACATGCCGTTTTATATTGGGGAAATGGATTATGCTTTCATATAACAAAAGAAACTGTTTATCCTGTATTTGAACGTATCACAAGTCCAGAAATAAAAACATACCGATCTGTATATGCGAAAAAACGTTAAAGTAGAAATATATAATAATCCGTTAGAGAAAAAAACTGAGTTAGTATATTATTGCAAACCTGGTTTTAGTATAAATGATCTTAAATTAAATACAGATCAGTATGCTTTTTTTGTAAATAAAAAACCTACAGATTTTAATTATAAATTAAAACCTAAAGACACATTATCTATTTATTTATTACCAAAAGATACCAAAAACAGTTATGTTCGGCAGGGACTAAAAATAGCCGCTGTTTTAGCTGTTGGTTACTTTACAGGAGGTTGGCCATATGGATTAAGAATGGCAGCATTATTAAGTACAAATTTACTTGCAAATTATTTATTACCAGATTTACCTAATGATGAACCTACGCCTGAAGAATTATTAAGCGGAACATTAACGGAACCAAAAGCAGGATTACGCATACCAAAGATTTTTGGAAATGTTAATTTTACGCCACCAATGGCCGCTAGGCCACATTTAAATCCAGGCGGAAGTAACGATGCCAGCTTGGTTTATTGCGTTGCTTTAGGATATGGACCACTAGATTTAATTGGTAACACAACAAGTTTACAATTATCAGGGACAAGGACAACGCCTTTTACTTTAGCAGATATTCCAGAAGGTTCAATTACCTTAGGCGGTACTGATGTAAAACTTGCAAAAGGAATAGAATTAGAAATAGGAGATCCTAATACATTTACTATATATGATGAATTAGTTTATGATCAAGTAGTTAATTTTTCATATGATAGAACTACTGGAGTAGAAAATAACTGGACCCCTGATAATATAGAGCATATACAAACTATGGCTGTAGCTGGGAAAAATATAACTATAAATTTAACATTTCCATCTGGATTTTATACAAAAGGACGCGACAATAAAGTAAATAAAAGTTGGCAAGATACTATAGAGTTTCTTGTATATTATAAGAAACCCACAGAAACCACATGGAGTTCATTTAATATACCAGAAAAATATACTAATACTTCAAACCCTAATCTTAATGGACAGCCTTATGGTTATTTTTCTGGAGGAAAAACAAAACCTTTTTGGGTAAAACTTAATTTTACACTCCCTACAGAAGATATATAACAAAGAGTGGGCAGCCGATAAATCAATTATATTCACCTAAAGTAGATTCAGGAGAAGAGCCTATATGGATGGCTATAAAAGTAAAAGGAAAAGACCGAATTAAGTCAGCATATGATTTAAAAGTAAAATTAGGTGGATATTGCTATAATGGAACCAGTAAAGTACGAACACAATCTCCAGCATTAGCAGCATTAGAAATTTTAACAACTTCTGCAAATAAAAATAGGATTGATCCAAGTAAAATAGATATAAATAGTTTTATTGCGTGGGATAATTGGTGTAATACTGTAGGATATACGTTTAACACCGCATATTATAAAGACGAAACGTTCAAAACTGTTTTAGATGATGCTAGTAGAGCAGGATTAGGGCGTGTAACTATAACAGATCAAGGTTTCAGGGCTGTATATGACGCTGGCGCTGCAAATGCTACCGCAACACAATTATTTACTCCACGAAATTCTTGGAATTTTAGTGCATCGCAATCAGCGGAAAAAATACCAGACGCAGTAAAAATAGAATTTTTAAATGAAGATACTTACACACAAGATTCAGTAATTGTATATAACACAGGATATGATGAAAATACTGCTTTTGATATATCAGATTACAGTTTTAGGGGAATTACAAATCATGATCATGCGGCAAGTATAGCATCATTTTTATTAAATACCGCTAACCTACGCCCAACAACCTATAAATTTAATACTACAATTGAAGCGTTAAGAAGTACTGTAGGAGACAAAATAAAACTACAACATGATAGTATTGCAATTGGATATGGAGCTGGTCGGGTTATAGAAACAACTTTATCAGGAAGCAATATAACGTCTGTAAGGTTAGATGAAAAAATTATATTAGGGGGTTCTGTATCAGGAGACAATAGTATATTGTTTAGAGCATCAGATGGAAATGTTTATATATCTCAAATAGATGAAGTAAATGTAGAAACAGATACATTTACTTTATTAAATCCAATAAGTAGTAGTGTAAATTTAATAGATTCAATAGCCAGTGTAGGAAAAACATCACAAGAATCGTTAGATTTAATAATTAGTGATATAGAGTATTCTGAAGACTTTTCTGTTGCCATTACTGCATTTGACGCTGCACCTAACGTACATGACCATACAGGAAAAATTCCTCCATATACACCACCTGCATATTTACCACCAAAAATAGAAGAACTAAATCCCCCAATACCTACGATAATAAGCGTAAGCGCGTCTATAGAAGAAAGTGACGTATTACCTGATGGCACTCCAATAGCAGAATTAAAAGCGTTATTTAAATCTGCTGATAATTCTGTTCCTGTAGATAAAATTGAAGTTCAAGTTTGGACAGACTCACAATTAGATAGTCAAAAAGAACCTACAACTTATTTCATTGATCCTTGGGATGGGTTAAGTATAAGAATAAACTTTGATGATAATATATATTTAAGAGCTAGGAGTGTTAGTTATTATGGCCGAACTTCTGATTGGACAGATACTAATATATTAACACCCTCCTGGACTTGGCCACCGCAAGCAGTAACCAATTTACAGATAGAAAATTTTGAGGATAGTATAAAATTAACTTGGGATAAGCATCCCAGACCAACTGTAAAAGAATACGAAATACGTCGCGGTGCTTCCTGGAGTACCGCTACAATAGTAGGTAGAACTTCAGATACTAAATTCATAGATTATGCGCAAGGTGTTGGAAATACAACTTATTTAGTAGCTGCGGTTGATAGTGTAACAAATGAAGTTGGAACGCCTGCAACAGTTGTACTTACTGTAACTAATCCAATCGTTAGTGGTTTAACAGCTACTATTATACAAAATAGAGTAAAATTATCTTGGGAAACTAATCCTGGAACATGGCCTTTAGATAGACATGAAATAGTAATAGACGGAAATGAGGCAGAAAAAATAAAAATAAATGGAAATTTAAATGCTTATTGGTTAAATGATTTATCTTTAGGAACGCATAATATTACAGTACGCGCCGTATCAATTGTAAATGCAACACATGAACAAACTATTTCAGTTTCTATTATAGATAAACCATTAGGTACTGTGGATGATAATGGTGTATTTGTTCGTAATTGGGAAACAGATGCCCAGGTAAACGAATTACAAAATACCACATCAACAATAATATCAAAAAGCAATTTATCAAGAAATGGAACAGTATCATTAGAGATAACAAATTCAAGTACAGGCTATCTATCAAAAGATTTATCAGAGTGGAGTTCCAAAATATTACCAGACAAAGTTCAATCTGGATTAATAGGAAAACGTGTACGTTTTCAAAGCTATATAAAATCTAAAGATAGCATAACTCCACCAAGCGTTGGAAATATTATTTATTGGGATGCAAATTTCAATGATGATATTATGGCAACTGGTGCTGGAGAAAAAAGTGGAAATGGTTATCCATTTTTTGAAGAAGTTTTATATGATGCATCAAATCCAGACAACTATATACTAAAACCAGGCGATGTTTTATCAGTAAATGCCGATTTAAGAATAGACACAACGGCACAAACAAATGGAGCTACAGTAAGGCTTTATATTTATGTAAGAGTAAAAGACACTGCGGGAGTAACATCTTGGCCTATTTATAATTATATAGAAACAAATAGTACTACCTATATAAATGATACAGTATCTCTAGTAATACCTAACAACTTAGCTATAAATAACTTAACTATAGATTTAGTAAAAGTATCTGCATATCATTATCCAAGTACTAATACTTCAGGTTTAGCTTACGTAAGAAATATAAAAGCAAATATTAATGGAAAATCATTCTCAATTTCAACAGGAAACTCAAATGTTTTAGATGATTGGATTAATATAGGAGATTTAGCAAAAATACCTAGCTATGCTTTAAATATAAAGTATGGCGTAGCTTCTGGATACAGTAAAGACGATGGTAATGGCGCATTATTGGATGATTTTTCCATATTCCCTGTACCAGATAAAATTGATAGTAATAATATAGAGCAATGGATTTCTAAAGCTGCTATAGGAAATGCTTATATTTCTGATTTAGTTGCAGATAAAATAAAAACTGGAACTATTGGATCAGAAATAATTTATGTAGGTGATCAATCAATACAAATAGATGGAAGCAATAACTGGATTTTAATAAAAGATAAACAGGGTACTCCTAGGAGTAGAGTTGTTTTAGGAAAAACAGGACCAAATTCAACAGATTATGGAATAACTATATATGATGCAAACGGAAATATATTATTAGGCACTAACAGATCATTTGATAGTAGTTTAGTTGATGCATTAAGCACACAAAATGCGCCAGCAGAACCAGGAGCTACAGCAGGCGCCGATTGGGACACAAATTTGACCAATCGTCCGAAACAGTGGCGACTCATTGCCGCTGGCGCGAATGCGACGAACGTCAATACACGCGGCGTGATAGATGAAAACGGGAACGAAATTTCGCGTCCGTCTCGCAGCTACGGGCTGTACGAATTCGACCAGGCAACAGGCGCTTACATCCGCGGACGGTCGTTCGATGTTTACGGCAATGTACTAGGAACGTGGACCGGGCTCGTTTCTGATTCCGAGCATGTTGCTGGTTGGGCAGCGAACGGCGGCGCGAGTACGACTATTACGCATCGCGACGATGTGCTGCGGCCAGATGGGCTCTATGGTTGGGCCGCCGACGCAACTGTGTACGAAGTTTTCTTTGCGACCGGCGAGATCGCCCGTGTCAAGTGTCCAATTCTTACGCAGCCTACAGGGGACGTCGCGGCTGGTGTTTGGCTGAGGACTGCAGACGGCACGACAAAAACATTGTCGTTGCTCATACGAGAGAATGATGCGTCCGTGACGTATGGCGTTGCGACAATTACTGTTACAGGCGACTGGCAATTCTTCACCGTTACAGGAAATATTGGATCAACGCCGACTGATCCGAGAATTTGGGTTTATCACTCGGACGCGAATTGGCCGGACACGACGATTCATGTTTGGGGCGCGTGCTGCAAACTCGGCACGACTATCACGCCCGATGATTACGCGCACGCACCGGCCGGAGAGCAGGCAGCGCAATGGGGCTGGCTGGCCGCACAGATCAGACTCGCACCGAAAGATCGAGTGCTGGCGATCGTCACATACGACGAGCCCTTTCAGAACAGGCTGAAAGGAACACTCCCTCATGCGATCAAGTTCATGGGTGGTAGTCGTGCGGTCTTCGAGGCTGAGAATTTCAAAGTACGTTCGGCGTACTTGCTCGTCGGCAAGTGGGGCCTCGGACACGGCAACGGGATGGAATTCTATGCCGGCGAAGTAGACCGGGATCCGAACGCCTACATCGACGTGACCGTGGCCATCAAGAACGGTATGTTCTCCGGTACGACGGGCACGCCGGACGTCGAGCAAGGCGCTGATAATTCAGGCAATCGCATCTATGGCACTGGCGGTCTACTGCCTAACTGGAATCTCGACATACTCGACAGTTATGGCAAACCCGCCGGCATCCTCCCCGTAGAAAGCGTTTCTGACCGAAACGGCATAGCTGCAATCGCCGAAGGGTTGCGGATCAGACATCCGTCAGACACGAAAGTGGCGTATGGTTTCCCTGCGATCACTATCGACGACAAGCAGCGATACCGCGTTGTCATTACGCATCGTAGCGGCCAATCAACAACGACTGGTCTGTATTTGCGATTTAACGAAACAAGCTCGCCGTTGGGACAAGGCAAGACGCACGTCGGATTGGATGGTGCAGGCCCTGCTGTGCAGCTGCGAAGTAGCTACAGAGATCTTGTCGGAAACGGCCCGATGCCAGGCCCTTCGTGGGTAGTCGATGAATACATTTACACGCCGACGCCAGGGACGAAGTACGCTTCGTTCTCGATGTATCACTGGGGCTACGCCACATCGTTCGATTACGACGTGGACCGTGTGCAGATCATTCCAATCGCGAAGACCGCAAGCGATATCGACTACAGCGATGGCACGAATGTCGATGCGCTACAGCCATCGATGCCAAACGCAGACAACACCCGCGGCGCCATCGAATCCGTAGTCACCATCAACGACCAGGGGGCGATTCAAAATGCAAGTTGGGATTCTGGAACGAAGAAAATCAAGATTGACTTCGCCAATCAGCGCATTGCGATTGGTGATGATGTTTATGGCAGTTCTGTTCCTCACGTCCTGCAAGAGTACAACGGAGGCAATCCACGATTTGAAATAACAAATGGAGATCAATCTTATATAAAATTTGATAGTAATACCAATAGTTTATCGATAGGTCCAGAGACAAAAACAAGTGGATTATATGGATATTTCAATCAAAATCCTTCATATATCACATATTTTATAGACAGTTACTTCGGATTTGATAGATTATCTGCAACACGAGATCTACAAGGCGGTTATGTATATTTACAGCCTAGTGGATGGATACAAAGAAAAAATCCATATAAATTAGAT